GAGACAGGGGGGGGTGCTAATTATTTTTTTCAAGTACTCCCTCTTGTATTCTCCATGGTCTGCTTTGTAGTGATGCATCTTGCATAATGTAATCAAGTTCTTTTCATCAGTACGCTTCTTCCATGCTTCGTGTAATGGTTCAATGTGATGTATATCTAAGCGTTGCCCTACACTAATATAGTTATCTTCATATAAACACAATCTACATAAATGTTTATCACGATCTAGTACTTCTTTTCTACAGTCTTGCCACTCACTACTACTTCTAAACTTACGTTCTTTTATTCTACTAGCAGATGCATTGTTATGTTCTTGTTTGTAGTTTCTCTTCGGCTTCTGTGGACATTCCCCTTCATGTATTCTTCCACAGTAGCTACATGCTTTTAGCATTGCATCACCTCTACTTTAATACCGTATTGCTATTACGCTTTAACTTCCCATGTGTCCTTCTACATAATCCGCAATTAGTTTTTCTTGCATCATTCTGTGTTATGTAGCTTTGACATATTCCCTCATATTCAATTGTGTCTGCAGTACAGATGCCATATTTATTATTAAGGCATCTATCCCTGTTACAACATATTCTAGTCATACATCATATCCCATTGCTCTACGATTTATTGCATATGCTTCATCATATGTAATACCTTCACGCTCTGCTACTTTATTTAAGCAATCATCTTTAGTTGGATATTGGCCACTATGTGTATTGATATGGCATTGTGTGCAGAGTTGTATTAAGTTCTCCTTAATATCTCCGCCACCACTTCCACGTGTATTAATATGATGTGGTTCTATATTCGTTCTTTGTCCGCATATTTCACAATATGGCTTGCGAACTTCTTGTATCGTTTTCTTGGATGTAATTCTTTTATGCTTCATCAAATACCCCTTATAAACTAAAAAGGACCGCATCATACTGTGTTGTGCGACCTGTGTATGATGTAGTCCTTAATAGTGTGTAGTTTTTCTAGGAGGCTTGTTGAAAGTGTTCTCTTCATCCATGCCCACGTATAGTATCCCATAAATTGATAGTCAAATACTATCAACCTTTTTAAAAATTACTTCAAAATTTCTAATTCCACGCTTATTCAGATTGTAAATGTTTTGCACCGAACACCCTATTGATTCTGCTACCTTTTCCCATGTGTAACAATTAATGTATCTATCAATCAGTACCGCCTTTTGCTTGGCACTAGATATTGCATTGATAAGAAATCTTGCTCTTTCCCTTTCTCTTAGGTAACCGCTCCACTCCCTCATCAGTTCATTTGATATTGCATCAATATTTGCTATCTTATCTTCAAATGTGATCGGTTGCCCCCCACTTACAATGTCTTTGCTATAGTCTAGTGCTTGCAGATACATTATATCTTGTTGCAGCCTTAACACTTCTCTTTCCTTACATTTGATATTCAAATCAGTATCACGTATCTGATTTAAATATTCCCTTCCTGTCATCGGCTATTATCTCCCTGTTCCTTTAATTTATCGGTCCATTCTTTCCATGTATATATTGGTATCCCTTTTGCTATTGCAAATGACCATTCACCAATACAGCCTTTAGATGTTTCCCAGTCCCCACATAATACTAAGGCATCACATTTATTTAGCATGTCCAAACAGATTTTTAAGCCTTTTGAATACTGTGTATCAAAGTACAACATGCTGAAATTGTGAAGAGGTGATAGATATGTGTTGTTCTTATCTAGCATTACTAAGTTTTCCATAATTGTATCAATGGAATACTTATTAGCTTTATCTCCACCAAATGGATGCGCTACATAAATTAATTGGTTTTTAATCATTCTCTTCCCCTTCTTGTACTAGATCATTGATGTGAAATGTTTCACCCTCAACCGCATCATCTTCCAATTTTTCTTCCCATAATTTCCCCTGCGCGCGTGCACCTCTTACAAATAATTCTATTTCTTCTGCTAATGGAATAAGCTTTTCTGGCGCTTCATCTATTACACTTAGCCATGATGTGCTAATTGTACATTCATCTCCATACTTATTTGTGATTATAAGCACATACTTTGCTTTCGTAATAACCTTTGGCATTCCCTTATGCCATTTAAAGCTAATAGATTTAATTTTTAGCCACTCTTCTTCAAATAGTTTGAATACTTTAAATGTTTCAATCACCAATGCTCTTGCTTTTACATATGCTTCTAATATCTCTGGCCTAAAATCGTCCTCCGTACTTAATTGATATGTTTCAGTAATACCAGCATTATTTGCTTTCTCATACTTTACTTTCTTTTTATCCCCAAACCCAATGCTTAGTATCCTCATTTTTCTTTCCCTTTCTTATAGTTTTCTCTTCGAAGTTCAAATCTTTGTTTTTCTTCACATTCCCAATCACCGCATATTACCTTACGTGTATCATTTGTATAGAACTTCTTTCCACACTGTATACAGTATCTTGTGTATTTAAATGCTTTTTCTAATCGTTCGAGACGCTCTAGCTCTATTTGTTCCTTTGTCTTTCTATGCTCTACTGGTTTGCCTGCTCTACAGTTTGGACACCATGTGCTATGACTATCTGGTGTAAATAACCTATCACATCTATGACACTTTCTTTGCATTTCTTATCCTCCTAGCTTATTTTTTCTTCTTTTTCACGTTCTTTTCTTGAGTGTTCTCTATACCATTTTCTAACTAAACCCCATTCTTCTCCTTCATATGGTTGTACGCACTCTTTGATAGCATATTTCTTTATCTTACTTGTATTCACTTCTATAACTTGGTTCGTTTCACCCCACCTATTACAAATAGTTAGCCAGTTTATTCTCTCTATGTGATCATTAACAATTGGCTTTAATGATTTAAAAGGTTTCTTGTACATAGCTAATTCATGTTTTCCATATATCTGTGTCCAGCCACTTACTTTATTATCATCAGCCATTGTTATATTTAGCCTTACCCATAATTCTAATTTCATTTATTAGTCCCTCACAGTACAGCTATATCCTTTTAGCTTTCTCATTCTGTGTCTAATGGTTCTTACATTATCTCTAATGTATTTACACGCATCATTCTGTATGTTCTTTTGCTCGTTGTATTTATCTAACTGCACTCTCCATTGAATGTAGCTTTCACATTTACTGTGGCACCCTACTTCTCTAAATTGGCACTCCCTGCATGGTGGTTTCATAATAACTCCTTGCCCATTGATTAAATACTTTGTTCCCCTTTAATGTATCTCTTCGTATTCTTGCTTTTATCAATGCATCAGATGATACAAATACATAACCCCAATGTGGGATGAACACTTTTCTAACTTCCTTTGACCGTCCTTTTACAATATGATCATGTGCTTTCATTAGGTTTCTAAATCTATCATTCATGCTCATATCCCTCTAATCTATTGCCTATTACTTTTACTTTCCCATTATTCAATACAAATGCTAAGTCAAAATCTAATACCGCATCATGTTGTGTTGTGTCCTGCTGGTTAATTGCCTTACATCTCCATTGGTATTTATCAACGCTGTAATATACTTCCCCTACCATTGGTGTATCTTGTATTGATTTGCAATCAAACTCTATATGGTCCTTTTCGTATATCCTTTGCCCTAGCGTGTCTTTTGCTTCGCTTCCTCTACATAGTGTTCCGTCTTCGATTGGTACCCATGCATATGTATCATTTTCTACCGCTAATAGTCTTATTTGTGAGTAGCTTTGCTTTATTTCATCACTACTTACCCATTCTGACCTATTCACGTTCTTTCGTAGGCCTTTATATACTAATGGCTTCATGCTACCTCCTCACACACTGCATTGATGCCCAGCTTCTTTAGTAACTCGTGTATCATCAATCTTCCCTTTTGTGTCCAGCGTGTAGATGCTTTGCACTCCAATCTTCCGTCTGTAGTCATGTATGTGTGTGTCTTAGTCTTTGTATATCCCTTACGCATTAAATCACTATACAAAATCCATTGACCGTTTACGCTGCGTTGGATGTGTGCATCATGTAGTATTTTGTTTAATGCTTTAGCGCTTAATCCATAGTCTGCAGCAATCTGTGTTACTGTCATTGCATTTGTACTGCTTAAAATTTTGTCCACATAATCAACCTTTGGCTCATATTCCGCTATTTGTTGTTTCTGTTGCTCAATAATAGCCTTTGATTGATTGTGCGCTTCTACTTCATCTGCATACAATCTCAATGCTTCTGGCAGTGTCTTTGGAATATGTAGATCATAGCTTCCTGTTTTCCTAATTTGTGGAAGTACTTCGCTAGTTACCCAGCGTTTAAATTTCTTTGCACTTGGCATCTTTGATTTCAATATCAAGGAATATAGTCCAGACTCATTGATTAAATATGTTTCCCTCTTTTGGCCTGTGTCGGCAATTTGCCAACGCAGCTTATCTTCTTCATCAATATGTTTTCTGATTGCATCTGCAGTATCTTTATATCCAAGTGCAGTTGCTACGCTCTTGGCCACAAAGTACACTTCATTTTCAATAATGATAGTTCTTAGTTCCCCAAACTCATTACTGTTAAATAGTGTTGTTACATGGTTCATAACTTCGCCCCCTAGTTTTAGGTAAGGGCGGATATACCGCCCACCTATTTTATTTGCTTACCGCATCAAGTCTTGCTGTTAATTCTGCAATTTGTGCTTTCATGGCTTCAATTTCTCCGTCACGCTTTGCTTGTGGTTCATATTCACTATGTTTACCAAATTTGAAAGATGCGCTTACGTTGTACATGTTTTCACTTCCAAATGTACCTGCAATGCCAAGTAATACTTTTTCATTTGGTCTGTAGTATGCACCTAATGCCACTGCATTTGCATTTTTATAGTGACCATATGCTACAGATGTGCTAAATTTATCATCTTTGTTAAATTCCATTGGATGTAGTCCAGCCAATGCAGCTACACTTGCACCCACTTTATTAATTCGTCCGTCCAATTGCTTAATGTCTGCTTTTAAATTCGTTAATGTATTGCTTGCTTGATGTTCTAGCTTATCAATGCGCTCTTCATGATTTTTCAATACACGATCATTAGCCTTGATAGCATTTTTATTATTTGCAATATCCGCATCATGTTGTGCAATACGTTGTGTGTTATTTTTAATTGCATCCTTATGATTTGCTAGTGTGTTATGTACTGCAGTATTGAATTGTTGTTGTGCATCTAGCGCTTTATCAATATCTTCACCCATTGTATTAATGGCATCATATGCAGCATGTAGCTGTGAACCATTTACTGCATCAGTAGAAGATGCATCTACTCTGCCTGCTGCAACATTCTGTACTTGGCGAACATAATTTTTTACTCCACCAAATCCTGCACGTTGTTTACTGCCTACGCTTACTACCGATGTTGCATCTGTACCAGCAAATACATATGTTGTATTATTTACCATTGCTTGTAGTTGATTAACTGCATTGTCTGTTACACTGTTTGTTCCTAGTGCAACACTATTTGGCTTATCAGCCACAATATTATTGCCAATACCTACCGCATCAATTGCAGTAACCTTTGTATGTGTCCCAATGGCCATTGCGCCCTGTCCTGCTGTTTCAGAGTTGGCGCCAATGATCGTCTGTTCCATATCACCAGCCATTTTATTGTTGTAACCAATCACAGTTGATTGATTTCCTTTAATGTCTTTGTTATTAGCACCTACAACCACAGTATTCTCACCAGTGATATTGTTTGTGCGACCGATTGCAACGCTAGATACACCACTAACATATGCACCATTACCGATTGCAATAGTGTCATATGCTGATGTTCTTGCTTGGCTACCAATAGCATATGTGTATTCAGTCAATGCTTCTGCATGACTACCAAATGCAAATGTATTTCTTCCTTCTGCTTTTGAATTATTGCCCCCAGCAAATGAATTTGTTCCATTTACTGTGTTGTTTTCACCAAATGCAAGTGCATTGTTAGAATTTACAGTGTTTTTATATCCAAATACTGCAGCACTATTTGCTGTTGCCACATTATCTGTACCACCTACTAAATTATTTGTTCCATTTGCATATGCACCATTAACTACTGCGCTTAATACCATTACTGCTAACATTACTTTTTTCATTGTTTTCTACCTCGTTTTGTTTTAATCCCTAATTTTTTACAAATATTTCTAATTAAGCTTTGACTTACTTCTAATTCTTCTGCTATTTGCCTTTGGCTTAGTCCTCTGTCAATCAATGGCTGTAACACATCTGCATTTATTTGTTCCTTTAATCCCAATACTTCTAATGCGTTTCGTTTATCCATTGCACCGTACACTACCGCACCTAGTGCCAGCCAATTTATGCAATTCATCGGAACCCCTGCCATGCTTGTGCTTTGCATGTTGTTTCCTCCTATTTTGCATAAACCTTTGTAGGACTATATGCAGGGCAATCTTCACATTCTTCTTTTTTCAGCCAATGTAAAGTGCCTGCTGTTTTGCCTTTGAATACTTTAATTGATGTTTTCCCTTTGGGGCATGATGTTTTCACCCATAGCGCACCGCTTTTTGCTGGCCCAAATGAGTGGCTACATATCTTTCTTGGTCTACCTCTTCGCATTTATTCCCTCCTAGAATGGAATAGGTTCATCATCATCTGCAAACCCATTTTCAAAATTGCTTGGTGTACTTTCATTCTCTTTCAATCCATACGTAAGGACTTTGGCCACAATCTCTGTAATGTATCTTTTCCCTCCGTCTTTTTCATATGATCTAGTTCTTAGTTCACCATTTACTGATACAAAATCACCTTTCTTTAATCCACTGTATTTTTCCGCATCAACCCAGCATACAATGTTGTGATATTGTGTACTCTGTTGCTCATTTACATATTTATTTGTTGCCATTCTAAATGTGAGTACTGGCTTTCCTGTTTTTGTATATCGTAGTTCTGCATCTGCCACTACGTTACCGCTCAAAAATACTTCATTTACATTTATCATTTATTTCTTCCTCCCATTTCTCACATTCTTTACTAATTACGCATAACGACATTATTGCTACTCCTAGCATTGCCCCTATCACAATTCCTATCCCTAGCAGTTCCATGTTTTACCTCCTCAATTCTTATCAATCTGTAAAATCTATAAGGATACCCTTCATCAGATACAGACTCAACTACACTGTCTGTTTCCACGTAATAGCCTTTTGGCGGTTGGATGTAATCTCTCCATTCGCTTGGCTTCAATATTTCTGTTTTTACTTTTGGTTTTTCTAAATTCTTGCTACTATTCCACCTACGCTTAAATGCATCTTCTTTATCTGAATAGCAAGCACTCCTTTTTTCTTTCACAAAGTAGCTTGCTAATCTCACTGCATCTTCTGCTCTTCCTTGATACAACATCAACTTATGCATGCCATGTGTCCAAAGTTCATTCAACTCATCTGAATATAGTTCTGCATTATTGATGATCATGTGGAAATGTATTCTTGTTTTCCCCTCCGCTATATAAATGTATTTCAATTCTTTATCCAGTTTTTTATATCTTCGCTTTAGCCTTCTTATAAAATTCTGAATGTCTTTCTTTGCATCTTCCCATGTAGCAGGCTGTTCTTTGTAAGTTAATGTGATATAGCAATCATTTGTAGTGAAGTTATTATCAATCAACATACGCAGCATTGCTTCCGCTTGTTTTTCATTTTGCTTTTTCTGTGCTTCTGGTGTGATGTTTTTCTTTTTTACACGCTTGCCATTCTTTCTATATGTTCTTGATGTGTGATAATCAAGTACCTCTATCATATTTTTAGATATGGTTTTTTTACGCTTCCTCATCTCGTAATTATTCCCCCATGGTTAATTGGTTGATTTGTTAATACCTTATATCCAGTTAATAAGGAAAAGCCTTCAAATAAGCTTCTCCCTAGTCTTTTATGCCCATGTGTGATATAATTACGTTAGGTTTGGTGCGTAATTACGTGCCTGAAATGGCTACTTTAATTAGTGGCCTTTTCTTTTTGCCTTGGATAGTTGCAATGCATGTCTCCTTGTTCAATCTCTAAATATTGACATGCATCGCAATGTTCCATACATATAATTCCTTTAGCCTGTCTACAGTGTATGTAGGCATGGCTTTTTTTATTGCACTCATCACATATGCTGCAGTGTTTACTCATTACTTATCACCGCATCAAGCAGTATTTTTCTTGCTGTTAATGCAAGATATACTTTGTTTTCTTTAATTGGTCCTTTGCCTGTTATACGTACTACATACTCCCCTGTTTTTCGCTTAACAAAAATAGCGCATCCATTAGCAAGAATAGTAAAGTCTAAACTTGTGCTTTTATTGCTTACGCTGATTGATGTAATGCGTTCCCTTAACACCTGCATTTCTTCATCATCAAACATTAAATATGTTTTTAGTAGATCTAGTGCTTTTTCTCTTTTGTCTTTCATGTTTTATCACCTCCTTAACCATTCCTAGCATCCAAATTGTGATGCCAGTTGTTAGTGTTAATACTATATTGATTAATATTTGCCAGCCTTCCGCTTGCTCAATTCCTCCATATAGTCCTAACCCCAATATCCCTAAGCACCATTGCACGGTTGTTATTAGATTTATAATGTTCATCTTCTATGCCCCCTTTAGCCACTTCATGTGCTGCCCTTTCATCCATGCTTCAAATTTTTCTACATGTACCAGCGTTTGTTGTGGTCCTAGTTGCATACAGATTTCATTAAATCTACCTTCATTGCGGATCATATCTATTCTTCTATAGATATACATTTTGCTTCGTCCCCATATCTTAGCTAGTGTGCTAATAGGCACATACTTTGGTTGAACACTTTCCATTACTACACGTTCCTCCTTGTTTAATCTTCTTTTCCTAATTTGCTAATATCTATATTTATGTTGTATCCGTCATTTCTAGCTGCTTGAACTGCATCGTTTAAATCGTTTATCTTATTTTGTATATTTTCTATATGTCTTTTGAATTGACTACTAAACTTACACTCTAACTTTCCAGCTAGTTTTATTTCTTTCATTTTCTTTATCCTTTTAATTTGTCGCATATTATGCGACTACATCAGTAAAAAAAATAGAATTAATATCATCATATGTTAAAGATAGTGCCTTAGAAATCTTTTCAACATCTTTTACTGTGAAGTTTTCCCCAGATTTATTAAGCTTTCTATATACTGTAGACTTATCAATCCCAAGTACATTTGCTAACTCAATAATGGAAATATCTTTTTCTACTAATTTAGCTTTCAGCTTTCTGATATTCACCATATCTATTCCCCCTTTTCCTTATTTGTCGCTTATATGCGACTTCCTTTATCTAGATATTACCCTATTAAAATTTGCATGTCAACAATATTTTTCGCATTTTATGCGAATTTATGTTTTGTTTAAAAATATTTGTTGCATTTTTGCGAATTGTATTGTATTATGTAAACAAAGGAGAAAGTGAGGTTATCACATGAGAATTGGAGAATGCATTAAACAACGTAGATTAGAACTAGGTTATACTGCAGATGCACTAGCTAAATTGTTAAATAAAAATAGAGCTACTATATATAGATATGAAAATGGTGATATTGAAAATATGCCAATTGATGTTCTTGAACCTTTGGCCAAGGCATTAAATACTACCCCAGCATACCTTATGGGCTGGCAAGAGTCACATAAATCATCTACAGCTTCTCACTCTACTCAAACAGAAGATTATTATTTAGATGCAGAAACTGCAGAATATGCGGAAATGCTTCGCACTCGTCCAGAAATGCGTATGTTATTCTCCGCATCACGTGGCATCTCAAAGGAGGATATGGAGAAAGCAGTTGAATATATAGAATTACTCAAACTTAAACACAAATAAACTTTTTTATGGGGGGGATGTTAGAGAGTGATTGTTAATATTATTGAGTGTGATATTCCTAATGTTAAAGCTGTATCATCTGTTGGGGAAGATGAAGGTGTACACAATATTTATATTCGCAAAAATATGTCATTTGAAGATATGCGTAATGAAGTAAAGCATGAACTGCTGCATATCATCAATGATGATTTTCATATAGATCATCATGTTAATTTAATTGAACATATGGTAAGGCGGAAAGAACTTACTGATGATTTATTAGAGGATATAGAATTTTATCATCACTATATTTAGTTATTAGGGGGAATTATTATGTTTTCATTTTTAAAATCATTGCTAAGTTCTTTTGCACCTAAGCCAGAAATTCGACTTAATCCCATTACTATTGATGCATTGCAAATAGATATTTCTAATACTATTTCAGAACATATAGATTATGAGCCATATATGCTTACTGCTGAACAGTTGTTTGAGTTATTAAATATGATAAATGAGCCTACTATTCCTCTTTCATCATCTAATACAAAACAATCTTATTTTGATACTGAAGGTTATCTAAATAAAGTAGATGCATATAATGATAAGATTGACGATATATTGAATGATATTAGTGACCAATCTGATATTATAAAGATTAAAAAGAAAATTGATACATTGCAATCTACGCTTACTAAATTCAAAGAGTTTTTATATTCTCGTGGTGAGTTTGGAAAAAAGGAATATCTATCTTTGCATGATAATGACTTCAATGATGCACGTGATCAATTAAAAAATATTCTATTAACAGACTATCCTTTTAATCAATTATCTAAATAATGACAAAAAAATAAGCCCCCACCGCAGTGAGGGCCATTAAAAACTACATACCTTAGAGGTACTTCATTTTTACTCCACCATTATTATACCATACCTCTAAGGCTTATTTCTTATACCATTTTTAGCCTAGGAGGTATTTTTTAATGTGGGTTGAAACTATAACCACTAAAGCTGGTATTACTAAATACAAATTTCAAGAACGCTATACAGATACATACAGTGGTAAAACCAAAAGGGTATCCGTCACTTATACTTCTAACAGTAGGCAAGCATACAAGCTTGCACAGGCTGAATTGCAAAAGAAAATTGACTTGGCCAATAATACAGACATTGCCAAGGATATGACATTGAATGATGTTATATCTGAATATTTAGAGTCAAAGCGTGCATTTAGAAAATCATCTACACAATATAGTATGGATAATTTACATAAGCAGGTTATTAAATGGTTCCCTGCTGATATATTATTATCTAAGTTATCCCCTTATATTATCCAAAGCACCTTTGATAAATTCGCTTGCCAATATTCATATAACTATACTAAGCTTGCTCTTAGTCTTATTAGACAATCATTGAAGTATGCAAGGCGCATGGAGTACATCCGTGATATTTCATTCTTAGATAATATTGAACTTCAAAAGCCTGTGGCTAATGTAGAGCATGTTAAAAAGCAGCGTTCTAAATTTCTAACTAAGGACGAACTAAAAGATTTGCTTACACAATTAGATAAAATTAATCATCATGTATCTCTCTTATGTGAATTTCAATCTTTAACTGGTCTTAGATTTGGTGAAATGGTTGCCCTCCGTACTCAAGACTATGACATTGAAAATGCTGAAATTGATATAAACGCTACTCTGTCTAATCGTGGTAGCTTTGCAGATGCATCTATGCGTTTACCCCCAAAGAATGTCCATTCTATCCGTAAAGTAAAGCTAGATGCTAGGGCAGTACAAATCATTAATCATTTTATTACTGCTAATCAAGCAAGGCGCTTATGGAAGTCAAAGTTTGTTGACCTTGGATATATATTTGTAACAGACGGTGGCTTGCCATATGATCTACACTATGTAAATAGGACTATTAAAAAACTTGGTTTTCATAAACCAGTAAGCACACATACATTTAGACATACCCATATATCTATTCTTGCAGAGGCTAATGTTCCTTTAAAAGCTATTATGGAGCGTGTAGGCCATAATGAGCCACGTACTACACTTGCTATATACACTCATGTAACAGATGAAATGAAGCAAGAAGTTAATGCAGCAATCACTAATATGGGGAAAATACTTTCCACTAAATAAAACAAAAACCGCCAAAGCAATTAAGCCTTGGCGGTTTATTTTTACAACGCACTCTATTCTTGATTTGATTATATCATAGTGATTTGTAAATGCAATAGGTATTTAAATAAAAAAGAAGCCACCGCATCATGTGCAGTGGCCTATTCTAACCCTCATATAAAAGGGGCAAATATTTATTTTTTAAAGGGGCAGAAAAGGGGCAAATTATCGTTACAATGCGTTACGATTTGTTACTCCTTCCCTTTCCAAATAGCTATATAACTTCTATGTCCGTTATCGTTTGTTACAATTCGTTACAATCTGTTAATTAGCTTTTAGAAATGGTGCGGATTGAGGGTTTATTTTCAATACTCCGCACCACTACTGCATTATTTAAACTCTACATTTTAAAAAGGGGCAAATAAGGGGCACCCCTTACAAATCTTCTTATATGAAAAAAGCCCCACATCAGAACTTGTCTGCCCTAAAAGGGATGTGAGGGGTTTGTCTTTAATATCATTATACCATAACTCTATTACAAGTCCATACATCCACCTTTGCATGGTAAGGAGATAGATTGGATCACTTCCTTAATGTTTAAAAGCTACCCCTATAATTGCACCACCACTTAATACTTGTGATACATTTCGTTGCATCCGCAAGCGTTTAATGGTTTTCTTGTCGTTCTCTATTTGCCCTTTCAATTCGGTCAATGAGTTCTGCATTTCGTTTAAGGTAATCTCTTGCTTCATTGATTGAAGCTTTGCTTGTGTCAATTCGTTCTCCAATTTGTTGATTGTATTGTGCGCTTCTGTCAATTCGTTCTTTTGCTTCATTACTAAGTTCTGTGCTTCTGTCAATGGAACGCTGGATACTTCGATTAAGTTCAATGCTTTCTCGTTGTTGGCTTTCAATTCGTTCCACTGTGTTAAGGGTATTGTTATCATTGCTTCCTGTTGGTTCATGGAAGATGTACCAGATGCAAAAGATAGAGATGAACACAATAATACCGATAACAGCATAACGATAGTTAATACCATTAATTGTAGTTTTGACTTTCTCATACATATTTACCCCCTAATACATATAATTAACATCTACTTCTGCGCCTGCTACATATCCACTGTCACTGTATTGCCAAATCTTAACATCTGGATAATCACATTCTGTTGAGCCATATTGTGCGCACCATACAGGAACGCTTGGCATCTGACTATATGCATATGTTTCATCCCACAATAATGAATACCCACTATAGATGCCCACATTATTAAATCCTGCTTGCCATAATCTATTTACAAATCTACTCATGCAGTTAGTCATGTCTTGAGATGTAAGTGCGCCAGCATTAATATATGCACGTAATTGGGTGTGTTCTTCATAGTCATACCAAATGCCAACTTGTAGATGCCAATCAGTATAACCATATGCATTTAATGTATTGATTACCCATTCTGCTTCTTGTACTGCTGTGGCTTCTATATATGCATGGCTAAAGTAATACACACCTACTTCCAAGCCTGCTTCTAATGCTGCAGTCATATGTTCTTCAAAATATTCATCCACATTATACGCTTCACCTAGCTTAATAATAACAAATTCATTGCCTTCTGCTTTAGCCTGTTCCATTCGTTCAAGATTAAAATAAGGATTGCCGTTATAATCTTCTTGCCACGCTGAAATATCAAACCCTTTTCTCACTTCTTATCACTCCTTTCTGTAATGTTTGGTAATGGTGGTATTTTTGGTTGTTCCTCTAATTTATCTGGTATACCGTTTCCGTCCTTGTCAATCCACAATGCTAAAAAGCCAACTAATGCAGTTAGAACAGATGGAATAAAGATATGATCTATAATATTAATTCCAACACTAATCATCTTGTTAGCATCATCAGATACATAACCGCTAATAAAAGCCATGATGTATTGAGTAACCACTAATAAAATAGGTACTAGCATGATTAATACTAGTACCCTTGTAGCTAAAATACCTGTAGGGTGGATGTTAGCCACCCTCACAGATTTATAAGATTGTTTAATTGAATTAATGAGCTTTTGAGGTATGTTCATGAAGTTCATCCTTAATATCCTCAACACGCACTTCTAATGCTTCAACCTTTGCAGATAGTAATACTTGCTTGCTTTCTGCTTTAATTCTCTCTGCACGTGATAATTTAATTTCATCTTTCAAATCTTTTAGTGTATCAGTTAATACACCCCATTTTTCTTGAAAGATAAGATTATCTTGCATCCGTTGTGAGTCTAATTGTTGTAACAACGGAATAATCAACAATCTATATCCTGCACCTGCAACCACACCTACAATTGTAAGAGTGGTTAAGATGTCGTTCAACTCGAACTGCCAAGTCCACATCCCTTTTATACCTTTCTCCAAAATCCTATAATATCAATAATATACCGAGTGCCTGCCGGCACACCCCAAGCCTTAATCATGCGACTATTTCGTTCAACATAAACACTATTATTATTTACATTAACGCTTTTTTCTATTAGTCGTACAGAAACTGGCGAATTCGGTGGAAGCGATGCGATTACGTTACCATTACCGGAAGGGGCGGTTAATACAAAGTCAAAATGCAAGTACCCCCATCCAGTCAAGGGGTCGAATGCTAAATACCCTCTGTCCGCACCTCGCTCACCTGCTTTTGCCGTTCCCCAAACAACTTCATATATTTCGATTGGTTGTGAAGTTACTTGTCCACCACCGCTTCCAGGGTCGCCTTTAGGCCCTTTTAAAGCCGCTAATTGCTCCGCCGTGAAATCAGAATATCTAAATGGTTCGCCTTTATCACCCTTAGGCCCTTTAAGTGCATTAAGTTGGTCTTGCGTGAAGTCAGAATATTTAAACGGCTCCCCTTTAGGTCCTGGTGGTCCTTGTGTACTTGATGCATACTGATTAATTTCCGTTTTCTTTACATAGTCATTTAATTCAGTTTTACTAACAAAGGACTGCCCATCTAATTTATTAACGTAACGACTAGAAGCATCGCCAGGTGTTAATGCATATTGACCAATCTCGTTCTTCTTAATAAAAGTACCTAAATCATTTTTATAGGCGAATGTTTGAGTAGCCCAACCCTTTTGAGCGTAATTATTTGTCGCATCTGTTTTAGACAAATAATTATTTAACTCTTCTTTAAGTGCATATTTTGGGTCGCCTATCATAGTGAGGTAGTTTCTTATATCAACTTTTTTTAGGTAAAGATTATCGGCATCTTGTTTAGTTGCATATGCAGATAAATCTACATTAGCACCAGTGCCAGGCGGTCCTGGTGGCCCTTGTTCACCTCTAGGGCCTTTTAAATTCTCTAATTGCTCTTGTGTGAACATATCATAAGTAAAAGGCTTCCCATCTTTACCAGGAGGGCCTTGAATACCCTGTAACCCTTGTTCGCCGTTTAGTCCGTCAATACCATTCTTACCAGGTTCGCCCTTTGGCCCTGGAGGTCCAGGAGGCCCTTGCTCTCCTGGTTCACCCTTAGGCCCTTGCAATTTAATAATTTGGGTATTATCTTTGACAACGATTTTATCATCATCATTAGACTTTATATGAATATTTTCATCACTCATATTATTTCCCCCTATTACTGATGCCTTCAGCTATTGTTATTTCACCTTTTATCAGACATTTAATAGGCTTTTCACCACTCCACAGGAATAAATCCCAATAGTACTTGCCATAGTCCAATGTGTTTGTATCCAATGATAAGATGATTTTACTTAACTCATCACCTTCTAATCCCTCTTGTGATACTGCCACATCAAACTTTGCCTTGTACTCCTCATCAGTTGGATATTTTCTAACACACGCAAATAGGCTTTCACTATCTACTGCATTTGTATATCCAACATTTAGAGTGATTGCTTCTCCTTTAATAACATTAAAATTGTGTTGGACTGGTAACATCCGCATCATCCTCTTCCAAATCCATTAGATCATTATGAATACAACCCTCTGTAGGGCAAGTGCCATTTTCATTTAAAGTAGCCCAGCAATATTCACAAAAACGCATTACAGGTACATTGCTTTTAATCTCATCCATATTATTTCACCGCCTTAATTTTAGTTACCATTTCCGCTTGCAAGGTTTTGTATTGTGTTTGTAAGTCGCTAATATCTGCATTAGCTAACCGTCTACGCAATACTGCCTTATCTAATGCATCAAATCGTTTATCATAATAATTTTTAATTTCTGCAATTTGTTCAGCCTTAGTTGGCTCTTTTGGTTGTGGTGTTACAAACTCGCCATTCACATAGAATTTACCACTCATAAATTCATCTAGCATGCTGTCTCCATCAGCAGAGTAAATATAATCTGCTGCATCTGGCCACTCTTTCTTAGCACGATCTAGTAATTCATCTTTTGATACTGTGTTATCCACAAAGGACGTAATTCGTTCGCCCATTTCATTTAAAATAAAAATATATTGATTCATAGTAGTATCCTTTCGGAGGTTAAATTATGCGCCGTTACGCTATTATATTAAATCGTAGACAACGCAATACCATTACATTAATGCAACTATTTAATGAGTGGTTGCCTATTCACTCGCAGTCCATTTCTATGAGTGCCGTTAAGTCTTACCATATTGCTTTTAAACACATATCCAACATAGCGGATATTCCTATCACGGATATTCATTTTCAGCACCTTCAGAATGTAATTAATTCCATGCACGTAAAAGGACTTTCCTACTCCTCATGTAAGAAAGTCCGCACG